TGGGACGGCCACCGGGTGACCTCTGCCCTCGTTTCTCCGGGGGGGCAAGCACGTCCACGCGAGCAAATAAGAGTACTGTCCCTGATAAAATAGAGGGACAAGCACACTATTATCCTGATACCTCCCATTTCCTACCTTTATGGTGGGAAACGGCTTGGGGCCGCACCTCTTACGAGAACGCCCCCCAGGTTATACGCTACAACGTCTTTTTTTACTGTCCCAAAAGACAATGAAAAATATCGTGGTTGCGCAAAAGAGGCCACCATTCCTTGTTCTTACCAGCTTGCAATCGCATCCATTCTAAAAAAACGGATCTTCGAGCGCACCGGTGTAGACATGGAAACGGCGCAGGATCTCCACCGCTCGTTAGCCCAATCCGCATCAACGGACGGGCTGTTGGCGACGGTGGATCTAAGCAACGCCTCTGACACTCTTTCGAAGGTGTTAGTGGAGCTGCTCCTTCCAGGGGAGTGGTTTTTGTTGCTTAACTCACTCAGAGCCCATTTGACAAAAGTAGGACGCCGAGTCATTTTGCTGGAGAAATTCAGCTCAATGGGTAACGGGTTCACTTTTGAATTGGAAACTCTGATTTTTCTCTCTATGGCCAGAGTTGCGTGCCGGTTATCCGGCGCTGATCCTTCGGACGCGAGATGCTACGGTGATGACATCATTGTCCCCACCGAAGCTTTCCCGATCTTAAGGAGCGGCTTACGCTTCTTCGGCTTTACTGAGAATGGGAAGAAGACCTTCTCAGAAGGTCCCTTCCGTGAGTCATGCGGTGGCGACTTCTATGATGGTGTGCCCGTAAGGGCACATTATCTCGAGAAGATGCCAAATGAACCGCACGAGTGGATCTCCCTTACTAACGGTCTTTACAGACTGAAAGAAGAGGGTTGGTTATCTGCTGCTACTTGGAAATTAGCTCTCGCAGCTATCCCTTCAAGCATACGTAGATGCCGTGGTCCGGTTGAGTTGGGGGATCTCGTGATCCATGATCGCGAAACTTCTCACCTTTACAGGATTGAAGATCACGACGGTTTCAGCACCAAGTACTTCCGCACTTGGATGCCTGTAGCCAGAGTGACACCATGGTCACACTGGTCGCCACACGTGAAGCTCGCCTCCTGTCTCTTCACAGAGTCAGAGGGCGTGGTTTCTCGTGGGGCGATTTCCGGCTACCGCCTGGGCTGGGTCCAAGACCTAGTTGGGGCATGTCGCTGGATACCGG